ACAACATTCCGGACTACCCGCTCCAGCGTGTCCAGCTAAAGGAAGCGATGGTCCGCTCCCAGCTAACCGGCGCCATCCCCCAGGTATTCGCTCGGCGCGGTGGCTACTTTGTCCTCGGCCCGCAGCCCGCTGTTGGCTCTGTTATCGAGCTTGTCTACTACGCGGAATTCGCGCCCCTCGTGAACCCCACGGACACCAACACCAGCTCAAGGATCGCTTGGGACGCTGTGGTCTACGGGGCCTTAGCTGCGGCCGCTGACTACTACAACGACGACCGCAGCCAGGTATTCGAGTCACGCTACGGCCAGATCACCCAGAACCTACAGGCCATGGCCGATGGTGACGAGTTGACCGCAGACGCCGCTGTGCGCCCTGCTCTCCTCTTCAACAACGATTGGTCTCAATCTGACGGGATGTGCTGGTGACGCAAAGCTCTTTCTATGGCGATACGCCTAACTTCGCTACCGACTTCCCCACGCAGAACGACGGCAACACTCAGCCCGCCGACGGCAACGTACAGTCACCTAGCTCGTTCTACCCAAACGGCGGCATCTACGCTTTCCTTAACTCCAGTGACCCCCTGTTGGTTCAGCTGCAAGCCCTTGCGGACGCAACGCGCTCCGACGCAGCGGACGCAGCTACTAGCGCGGCTAACGCTGCCGCTAGTGAGGCTACTGTGCTGGCAGGCATCGCTGGCGCAGCGGGTACTGCCGCGCCTATCGTGGACGGTACGGCGACTGTCGGCGCGAGCACCAAATGGGCCCATGAGGACCACGTCCACCCTACGGATACATCGCGCGCCTCTGTGACTGCCTTATCAGCCGCTGTCGCTCCGAAGGCTGACAAGACCTACGTAGATGCTCAGGACGCCATTGGGATTGCCCATACGGACAGCGTGGTCGCACCAAAGGCCGATAAGACCTACGTGGATGCGCAGGATGCCATCGGGATAGCGCACACGGACACTGCGGTCGCTCCGAAGGCAGATAAGACCTACGTGGATGCGCAGGATGCTACCAAAGCAAACATCGCTAGTCCTACATTCACAGGTACTCCGCAGGCCCCGACGCCATCAGCGGGGGACGCGAGCACGAAACTAGCTACGACGCAGTTCGTCGCAACGGCTACGGCTGTCCAAACAGGAGCCCCGCTCAAGGTGCAGCAGACTGTGGACACGACGAATAGGTCCATCTCGTCCACGACTGACGTAGCAACTGGTTCAATCTCTTCTGCGATTACTCCTCAGTCGTCGTCCAATAAGTTGCGCGTTCAGGTTTCTGGCATTATCGGCGCCTCAACCACCATCGGCGTGCACACGAAACTGTACCGCTCCATCAACGGCGGCACGTACACTGACATCACCCCGGCAGGCATGACCGATATGCAGGGGCAGGTCGTTAACAGCGCCACATTCCCGGTGCCGTTTAATCTCGATTTCATCGACAGCCCGGCAACTAACCTCCCTGTGACCTACCAGCTGTTCATGTCCGTAACTTCGGCCGCTACCGCTTTTCTGGGCAGGCGTGGCGGTGACACCGTGTTCAGCTCCCCTACCATCTTCACGGTCACCGAAATCAAAGGCTAATCCCGGTAATGAACATCTCTACCAAGGGGCTCATTGAAATCATGAGCCACGAAGGCGTTTGCCTTTCTCCCTATCTTGACTCCGTCGGCGTTTGGACGATTGGCGTCGGCATCACGAAGCACGACGGCAAGGACCCCCAGACCATGGGGACCATTACGATTGACCAAGCCATCGCTATGTTCAAGGACCGCATCGGCGCCTATGTGGCTCCGGTGCAGAAGCTCGGGCTTACGCTCACTCAAGCGCAGTTCGATGCGCTCGTGTCCTTCTGCTACAACGTCGGCGCACAGAACCTAGCTAACCTTTGTCACGGGCGCACTGTCGCCCAGATTGGCGAAGCGTTCGACCTGTACCACAAGCCCCCGGAAATCACTGAGCGCCGCAACAAAGAGAAGCGGCTCTTTCAGTCGGGCGTCTACTCGTCCAACGGCAAGGTTCTCGTCTTCCCGGTTAGCGCCTCTCACAAGCCTGTCTACAGCAAGGGCTATCAGCTCGACGTGTCCAAGTACTTCGTAATGACCACGCAGCCAGCCCCTGTGAAGCCCGTGGAGCCTACTGCTCCTCCGGCTGCCCCTGTGAAGCCTTCGCTGCTCAACACGCTCCTCACCATCCTCAACGCCATACTGCGGCTGTTCAGGCGATAACAATGCATCTCCATGTAATCTGGGACGCCCTGAAGAGTTCAAAGCTCCTTCAGGCAGGCGCCCTACTTATTGTCTTCAGCGGACTTGCTGAGGCTTGCGACCAACTCGGGGCCGTTGACTTGTCAGCGGTCCCCTACCTCGGCAAGTACGCTCCTGCCATCGTAGCTACGGTTGGTCTAGCTAAGGTGGTCTTCCGCACGCTCGCGGTCCTCCTGTCTGCCTATCAGGCACGGAAGGAGACCGCGGAATGACGTGGCTATTCAGTCTCCTCACGAGCCTCCCCGGCTTCCTCAACGGTCTCCTTGCGTATCTCAACAAGCGGCAAGACACCGCAGCGGCTCGCAGCGCTGGCGCTAAGGACGTTGGTATTGCAGTTGTCCAGGCGGAAGTCTCGCGGGTACAAGCTGCGGCCTCTGTGCTGCAAGTAGCTATGGGCCATCCTGTCTTCTGGATCGCTTGGGCCCTCGGGGTGCTCCCTGTGATGCTCTACTACGGCAGCATCTTCTGGGTAAGCACGTTCCCCGCGCTTGGCTGGGAGGTCTCTAAGGCCCCCGCTGATGCCCTCGATTTCGCGCACCAAATCACGAACTGGATGTTCGGCATAGCTGGTGCTTCCTCCCTCGTAGCTGGTGTCGCGCAGGCATGGGCAAAGAGAATCTAATGGACCACGCAACCAACGCCACGGCAGGCGTCGGCCTCGCTCAGTATTTCCTAGCGCTGCCGCTCATTAATCCGTTCCTCCAGACGCTCTTCCTGTTGGTGTCCATCGTCTGGGTTGGGACGCAAATCTATTTCAAATGGTTCAAGCATAAGTAAGTGACTAAGAAACTTTCTGAGAACTTCACGACCGCGCAGGTGGCCGTAACGACTTCGGCTGCCAAGGTGTGGACGGGTCAGGCCGGTGGCGACACCGTGACGCTCTACAACACTGGCGCCGCTACGGTCTACATCGGCAACTCCGCTGCCGTCACTAGCGCCAACGGCTTCCCCATCATCGCGGGCGCCGCGCTCGTAATGGAAACCACGGCTGACATCTACGCTATCGGTGCTGCGGCTACGACCCTCGCTGTAATTCAGGAGGGCTAATGGCTAGGCTTATTCTCCCGGGATCAGCGACGCCCACGCTCGCATCCCTCGGGACCAATCTCTCCCCTACTACGCTTGCGAATTTTCAGGCGGCATTTAGAGCAGGCGCAGCTAACGTTCCTGTGGCTCTTGAGGGCGACAGCACCATTAGAGGCGTGGATGGTGCGAACGGCGCCAACCCGGCGCAGTACACACGTTCGTCCATTCAGGAAATCCTGACGAGGCTCCTAAGCGCTAGCGGATTCCACGCTGGGGGTCAGAGTTGGTACGGCATCAGCGGAACAAACCTAGCTGACTACCTTGGCCGCACTAACCGCCTGACTATCGGCGGGGGCACGGTCATCGGGTCCAACAAGTACCTCGGCGGCGTCGAGCTACGCTTCCCCGGTGTTGCCTCTAGCGCCACCTTCCAAGTGTCAGACGTTGACACCATGCGGGTCATCTGGGGCGACCAAAGCGCAACGGGTCGGACTATGTCCTACTCGATTGATGGCGGCGCTGCGGTCAACCTCGTGACCTCGGGTGTGTCGCAGATTGCTCGAACGGCGACCATCTCGCTCGGCTCTGTCGGAAGTCACACAATCACGTTCAATTGGGTCAGCGGTGGCACAACGCTGCTTGTGGGCCTCGAACTCTGGGACAGCACGCGGATAGAAATCTCTGTCCAGAACGTAGCTATTTCTGGCGGTGTGTCTGCGAACTTCATCGACAACACGGGCTTCCCCGGTCAGGGCCGTGTCCAGCAGATGCAGAACTTCCCGCCCAAGATAGTCTTCACCGAAGGCGGCCTTGTGAACGATTGGCGCACCAGCGTTCCTGTTGCGACCAGCACTGCCAACATGACCACGCGGATCACCAACGCGAAGGCTATCAACGCCGATGTGGTGCTGATGGTCCCTCCGTGGGACAACAGCGTCAGCGTGGCCACGCAGCAGCCCTTCAGGGACATGATGTACTCGCTCGCGCAGTCGCAGAACGTGGGCCTGATCGATATCGGCCTGAGCACCGGGGGCTCCTACGCCCAGAGCGTTGCCAATGGCTATCAGTTCACTGGTGACAGCGTCCACATGACTACGGCCGGTAAGCGGCTCATCGCCAAAACTATCCACGACGTGCTGATCCACGCCGCTACTGTCTAAATATAAGGACACCTCTATTGCCCCTCGACCTTTCCAAACTCACTGACGCGGTTACCAAGGTAGCCACTCTCGCCTCCTCGGTTGTCTCTGTTGCCGCTGAGCGCGATGCTGCCAAGGCAGAACTCGTGCAGGCGCAGGCCGACGTTGACGCCCTCACGGCGCAGCTTGTTGCCGCTGCCACTACGCCCGCTGAGGCCGCTGGTCTCACTGCGGTAGCTGCGGCCCTTGCGCCTTCGGCTCTCGCCCCGGCCCCTGTCTCTCCTACCTTGCCCGCAGCCGATCCGGTCGTTGCTCCGGTGGCTGTGGGAGTAGCGGACACGATGGCCCAGGTTGCCGCCAACATGGCAGCTAAAGCCTAACTAAAAAATTCCCCCTAGGGTCCATTATGGATTCCTAGGGGGTTTTTTCGTGCGGCACCGTTTGTAGCGCCCGCTATGCGGGGCCTTACGCGGAGTTGGCCTTCCGGCCTTTGGACAGCCTCAGCTACTAGCCTAGCCGCACTGCCTTAGTTACGCGGCCTGCTGCATCTCTTGCGGCTTCAGCTGGGCGAGAACGCGTGTGGTGACATCGTCTTTCCAGCCCTTTTCTAGCGCAGCAATCAGCTGCTCCTTCGTGTACTCCTCGGGCGCCCATTGGCCCTCAAGGCCGTAGCAGGAGCAATGAGAACCGCTGACGGTGTAGTACTTGTCGCCGTTGCGGTAGACCACGTAGGCAGCGCCATCGTAGACCCCGCCATCATAGTCCGCCGCAATGACTTCGTCAGGCAGAGGCTCCTTCACCTCGAAGTCCTTACAAACATCGTCCCAGCAGTCCCAGTCGAAGTTACCAGTGTAAACGCTCATGTATCCCTCAATGCAATTTGTTTGGTGGTGTTTCGCTAGCTAGCCGGAAGATGCACCCATGCACGTAGCTGACAGTCGCTGCGACTTCGTCAGGCGTGGTCTCGGGGTGCGTCTCCATGTACTGCTCAATGACTTCGGCCAGCTGCTCGACTAGCTCGCCGCAGTCAAAGGTTTGCAGCTTCACTTCCGCTTGCCCTTGGGCTTCTCGGCCTCGGGCTCCTTGGTGGGCTCCTCGACCGGCAGCAGCACAAGGAAAGCCTTGAGCAACTCCTCAATACGCATGAGGGCATCCAGCATCTGCTGTTCAAGCCTGCGCTCGTGATAGGGTGTGTGGTCTCGTTCGTTGCTCACTTGCGTAGCATCCTTGTTTCAAATTCCATGTTGAGGGCGATAGCCAGCGCGAGCGCCTCCCCGTTCTTGAGTTCGTCTGTGACCACATGGGCCCTACAAACGACTACGGACCCACGAGGGGTCCGCTGTACGTTGTAAGGTCCGGTGGTGGTCCGCTCGGGCTCTGGATCATTCCAGTCAACCGTTAGCTCTAGCATTAGCTCTCCACCCTCTTCATTTCGGACATCACCTTGACCTCAGCGATGAGGTAGGTGTTGTTGAAGTGATCGTTGTTCCTCTGAGCCTTCTTCAGCTGCTCGCGGCATTCAGCCTCTGTGCCGACACCGACCACGCTACCGCGTGACCAATCGATCAGAATGAACTCAGGCTTCATTGACGACCTCTGCCCTACCCACCTTTGAAACCAGACCCACAACGATCACCACGGACACAGCGGTAACGCCCGCCAAGTAGTGGTCAACGTAGGGCGCGGCCCACGGGTCAGAGGCAATGATGCCACCAGCCACCCAAGCCAACAGAGCGCCACCAGCCCACACGAGGACCGGGAAGCGACCAATGACCTTGGAGATGAGTGCGGCGCCCGCGATAACCAGCGGGATCGACAGGAGCACGCCGAGAGCCATGAGCAACTGTGAGCCGTGAGACAGCGCAGCAATGGCCATGACGTTGTCGAGGCTCATGCTGGCGTCCGCAGCTGCAATGGTGCCGATGGCGGCCCACAGAGTCACTGCGGGCTTCAGGGAGCCTTCGTCTTCATCCTCGCCCATGATGAGCTTAGCTGCCACGTAGAGCAGGAAGACGCCGCCGATCAGGCTGAGCCCAGGTACGCCGAGAAGCGCCGCAGCGAAGAACGCCATGGCCACCCGGAGGACGATAGCGGCAACGGTGCCCCCGATGATGCCCCACTTCTGCTGATTAGCTGGTAGCTGACGGCTGACCATCGCGATAACGAGCGCGTTGTCGCCAGACAGCAACAAGTCAATCCAGACGATGCCGAGAAGCGCGGCCCAGAACATAGTGTCCATGATGTTTCCTTTGAATGAATGCCGATAGGACGCCGGTGTCAGGTCTCCGGTCTCTAGCTTCCCCACCACGGGGCACTGCACCTATCAGCAACTGTGAAACTCGTGCGGGGCTTTCACCCGCTGCGGCCTCATTCCGAAGCTTTGGCCTCTGTTGGATCAAGAAAGTCTCGCCGTCCAACCGGCGCCCGGTGCCCGTGCACAGACAGTCGGGGAGATAGGTTAGGCCACGAGGGCCTTGATCTTCTCGGCAACAGCGGTTGCCTTAGCGGCAGCGGCCTTTGCTTCTGCGGCGAGCCGCTCGCTCTCGTCAGCCTTGGCGAAGTGCTCGGAGGCTTCGTACGCCTTGGCAACCGCAGCGGCCTCCAGCTTCGCGACGGTGTCGGTGAAGTTCGCGATGATCGCCTCAACGTCGTGCTCGACGCGGACGAAGAGCGCTTTGATCTTTGAGAACATGGTGTTCCTTGTTGGTTAGCTAGCGACCCCGACCGATCAGGAAGAAGCCGCAGGACAGCACGGCAATGAAGATCATCGCCGCGCCGAGAATGTCTTGGGCTGCCATCAGGCCAGCAGCTTCGCGCCGTCTACGTTCAGCAGCTTGGCGATGTCGTTGAGCACAACCTGCTCCTGCGCACCGATGCCGTCCTGATCCGCAACGTCAGCCGCGATCAGGAACACGTCCTGACGCACGGACACGTCACGGGTCATCAGGGCCTCAATGAAGCGCTTGTTCTCCATGCGGCCCGCGCGGGACTTGGCGCGGCTGAGGGCGCCGTTGAGCGCCTCCTCAATCTGCGAGGAGTTGTAGGACGCCGAGACGATGGGGTTGGCCTGCATGCCCGCAATGGCAGCTTCGATTTCGCTGTCATCAATCGAGCCGTCGGCGGCGGTAACGTTAGCTGCGGCCGAAGCAACGCCCTTCAGGAAGGCCGCATCGCCCGCGTAGCTGTTGATGGTCTTTTTGGCTTTGGAGAGAAGATTGTCGAGGAGACCCATAGCAATATTCCTTTTTCAGTGCTCAGAAGAACCAGCGAGACACGGGCATTTTGCGCGTGATCTTCACGGTGATGATGATGAGGTATAGGACGCCGATGGCGCCCAAGAAGTTGTTGGCGAGTACAGCGACAATCATTCAAACCACACACAGATTGCGCAGCAGATGATGAGCGTGGCGCAGAACATGCCCACGATGAATTCAGCTTCGGTCATGGTGACTTCTTCAGTCCTCGTTTGATCCAGTTGAGTAGCTTGGGATTGTCGCGGAACAGCGAGACAAGGCCGGTCTCAAAGGCCACAACCACAACCTCCTCCTCGTAGCCATCAGGCTCCGAAGGGGTTAGCTCCTTGTCATCGTGAATGACGTGGAGCAGCTCATGGATAACGGTACCCACGAGCCGCTCGGGAGATTGGTGGTTAGCTGGCCAAATAGTTATCTCGGCCTTGTCGTAGTTGGTCTCTCCGTAGTCCTCACTAGGACCCGGATCGACCTTGATGCGCCAATCGTAGGCACCAACCTTGATCCTGCGAGGAAGGGTCTTGAGGACCGCTTCCACATCAGGGGTCATGTTAGAGCGTCGTGTCGAGGTGCAGCGGCTGGTAGTCAGCTGCGGAGCCATCAGGGAAGAACGCCGAAACGCGAGCGTCCGTGATGAGCATATCGATACCAAAGGCCCGAAGGATGCCGGTGAGGCGCTCAGCGACTTCCTCGCCAGTGAGCTTGGGCGCGTTACCGAAGTCAAACTTATTGATGTAGTCCATAGCTATGCGGCCTCCTTGTGCCGGTCATCGAAGGTTTTCTTGAAGGATGCGCGAGAGGCGCTGTGGTAGACCACGATGCCCTCGGGGTTCATAAAGCCGGGGACAGCCTGTGAGCCTTGAACCCACAGCGTCTCCATGACTATTTCGATAGCTGCGGTAGAGAACTCGCCGCTGTGGAGCACAGGCACCACATCGACACACGCGGGCCTCGGGCGATCTGCGGGCCAACGGCTGGTGTCGAACAGAGCGAAGCGGCGCTCAGCTAAGCCGTAGGTGCGTTGGATGCCCCGGCCGTACCACTCACCGAAGTGTCGGCCCTCGCCAAGCTGAAACAGCTCCTCGGCGTGCTCCTTCACCCAGCTAGCGAAACCGTAGTTGTCGGTCTCTTTACCTGGAGTGATAAGGCGCGTTCGTGAGCCTGCGTACATCCAGAGCCCGTTGCTGCTAGTTGCCAACGGGTTCTCTTGGGCGAGCGCTTCGTAAAGCTCGCCCTCGGTGCTGTCAGGGTCCACGATGTAGACCTGTGCATTGGTTCCATCGAGCTTCTCGGTAATCGTGCAGCCCCTTGAAAGTCGGGCAAGCTTCGGGAACGGTTGGAAAACAGTCACGTATTCTCCACTGCCTTGTTGAGAGCAGCAATCAGGTCGTAGACTTGGCCAAGCGTTAGCTCGACCACGTCAGCACGATCCGTCATGTTCTCTTGTTTGATGATAAGGGTTTCTTCAGCGCGGCTCTTGAAGCGCCTAGCCCACCACACGTCCAACAGCGGTGACCCCGGAAGAGTTTTGGCCCCCGGGGTCTTGACGGTTTCTGCTGCTGGTATTTGGTAGCTAGTGCCGTGCGCGTCCGTAGTAGACTTACAGGCCAAGCAGTGCCTCTTCTGGGGTCCAGCCATTCTTCAGGCGGAACCGCAACGTCGTGTCCGGGATGCCGGTCTTACGGCTCCATTCGGCGCGCGTCATGGTTTCTCCGTTCAAGGTGATAAGATGGTTGTTACGTCGGTTAGACTGTTGTTCTAACGGGGAGGCCCAGCGGCAGTTATCCTTGCTGTAGGGTCCGTTGTTGTCCTTTCGATCAAGCGTGCATCCTTCTGGTCGTGGTCCCATGTCATCCACGAATTGCCAGAAGTCGTCCCACGCTGGATCGACTGTGATGCCACGCGCCCCATAGTTCTTGTATTTGTTGTTCTTCGGGCTACGGCATCGCTGACGCATCAACGTCCACGTAACATACAGCGGATGGTCCCTACGCCGCCTCGCGACCAAGCAATACCTCGTGTAGCATCCCCTGCACATTGAACAGGAGCGCGCACAGTTCTTCTGTGCTGTACTCGCCTGCCCTGTGCCCCTTCCAAACAGCGAAGAAGTGGCGGAACATGCTCTTCATGTAGACGCTGCGCCCCATGCCGCGCTGCCAGTTGTCGCTGTCACGCATGGTGCCATCAGGCATCTTGCGCTTACCGTGCATGTACTTGGCGAACTCCTCCAGCACGAGCGGCGAGAGGAAGCCCTCAAAGTCCAGCTTGTTCTCGTCAAGGTCACGGGTGGCCCCGGTAGAGAACGTGCGGACCAGCGGATTACTCTTCTTCAGCATCTCCTCAGCGAATGCCGCCGCCTCCGCTTCCCTCTCTTCCTCAAACCTGTCCAGTGTCTTCTGTGATGGCATCAGTCAATAATCCCCAATGCTTGCAGCGCCCCAATGGAGCGCGCGGCTGACGTGTGAATGATGTAGGTGCCTCCCTTAGCTATCCAGGCTTCCCGATTGACGGCTCGGTCATCGATCAGGATGTCCCCGGGCTTGCAGAAGTTCGGCTTGTCCTTGGTCAGACAGGTAATGACCGGGTAATCGCCAAGGTAATCCTCAACCCATTCGAGCTTCTGCTTTGCGACCTCGTCACCGTTGGTGCTCGGGATCGCTGTGAGGATCACGGGATCGAGGTGGTTAACAGGGTGCAGCAGGTCCCAGCAGTCGGTCATGGGCTGAAGGTCGCGGAAGAAGGCCGGGTCCTCGTTGATCTTGTCCCAGAATTTCCCAGAGCCCCAAACGAACTCGTACTTGTAGATGTTGTCGGTGCCCATTGCGGCGCCAGCTGCCTTGTCGAAGTCAGCTAAGACTCCGTCGAGGTCGAGATAGAGTGTCATGTCGGTGTCCAGAGTTTCGGTTGTTTCTTCGTCCTGTCCCAATCGTCCCATCGGAGAATGCGGGCCAAGCGGGCGTTGCGGAGTGCGTCTTCTTCGGTGAGCCTTTTGCGCTCGTAGGCAACAACTACGCGCCGCCACACCGCCTCCTCTGCGGAGTTGTCGAGTATCTTCTTGGCTCCTACAGGCCCCATACCCGGACAGCCCTTGAAGCCGTCCACGGCATCCCCGGTCAGCGTCTGGAACATGTGCCAGTAGTCGGCTTCTTCCTTGGTGACGTTGAGAACCTCGTCCCCTGTCCAAATCTTGGCCGGGATGGTCTTCATGTCCTTGTCTTGGGACACGATGATGCAGTTAGCTCCCGGCTTGGTAGCTAGGATGCCCATGACATCGTCGGCCTCAAGGCCCGGGAATGCTTGGGTGCTGTAGGTGTCGTCGGCCTCGCTACGCAGCGCCGCGTAACAGAGGGGCTTACGCTTCTCCTGTCGGCTAGCCTTGTAGGAAGGGTCGATAGCTAGCCGGAAGTTCGGAGTGTCATAGGTGCCGGAGAAGCAGAGCTTGATGTCCTGCGTGTGGAAGCGCTGCGCTAGCTTGTCGATAGAGCCCGCGAAGTCAGACCAGCACGCCTCCTCGTTAGCCTGAAGGACGTGGTTGTAATCGTCCCAGCGAATGTCCAGTTCGTTAGCTACGCAGGCCCGGAAGAGGTACTCGTCGCCGTCGATTAGAAGGGTGGTCATCGCTGCTCCAAGTCCTGCGCGAGCGCATACGCTGCCTCGCGTGTCATGTGGATTTCAGCGATTACGTCCAAGCCCTCTGTGAAGCGGAGGACCTTTCGGTCCCCCTTGGTCTCCACCTCGAACTTGAGCGGACCATCAACGAACTCATGATAGCCGTCCATCACCGGATGCCGTGCATCTCTTCGATCCACGAGCCATCGTCGTTGAGGAGCCGCGTGCCCTCGGTCCACTCGTGGATGCGGGGCGGCTCATCGAACGCTGCGCCAAACGCTGCGGTCTCAGCGGCGCGGAGTTCAGCCTCTGCTTGGCCATCCTCGTAGCCATCGTCGTAGCTATCAGCGGCGCCGTCGTTGTAGCCTTCGTCGTACCCTTGGGCTTTGCCGTCATCGTAGCCTGCGTCGTAGGCATCCGCTTCTTGTTCGTCCGACAGCTGAGCCACGTCACCGCGCCCCACCTTGACGCCCGCCTGAAAGGCTTCCTCGGCCAGAGCCTCAACCTCAGCAACCAGCGCCTTCGCCTGTTCCTTCGACAGAATGAAATATTGCATTGTTTCCCTCGTTTAGAAGTACCAACCCCTTGCTCGTCACGCGCCAATCTCGGCCGAACGTGTGAGGGGTTATTTCTGTTGTGATGAGCCCCATAGAGGCAGCCATAGCTACAAGGTCCGCGTCTCGGCGGGCGGTGTTGCTCTGGATTGCTAAAGGGCGTTCGTAGATGACTTGCAGCAGGGTATGCAGGCGGTCCATTAGTGGGTATCCGCCCAGCTATCCCCAATGCTGTACTCGCTGTCCAAACGGATACGGAAGCCGTAGGGCTCACCCGCCTTCTGCGCGCACGCTACGAGCGTCTCACCAACGAAGTCGGCGTATTGCTCGCGGCAGGCCACTTGGTACTCGTCGTGGACCCACGCAGCGAAGAAGAAGTCTTCACCGGGCTTGATGAAGCCGGATAGTTCATCGTAGGCATTGCATCCCCATTCTTTGCAGAGGATCGCCCCGGCGTTCTGGATCAACGTATTGAGCGCTGCGAACTCTTTGCGCAACGGGATCAACCGCCCATCCAAGCCCTTCACTGCCCCGCGCTGCTTTACCCTATCGGCAAGCTGTGTGTTTAGTTGCTTGTAGCCTGTGATGCCTTCAGAGAACCGCTTGCGGGCGGTGCCTCCAACCTGCTTGAGCTTAGCTTCGCTCGGGGCGAGGTCGTCACCAAAGAACTGCCGGTAGATATCGATGCCCTCTTGGCCCGCATTGTTGCGAGCATTCAGGAGAGCTTCGTGAATGATAGCCCCAGCTTTGATGTCTCCTGCCCCGTAGACGGTGGCATAGACGAACACCTTGGCGCAGTCTTCTCTAAGGATGATGTGTAGCTGGTTGTGCTTATCTCGCGCCGTGTCAGGAGGAAGGAGACCAAGCGCGAGAACAGTAGACCAATGCGGATCGCCTTCAAGAAGCGTGCGGCCATAGGCCCCTCCGTCGTAGTATGAGAGATAATGAGCGAGCCCACGCAGCTCCAACCCTTGCATGTCGGCGCCCACGAGCTTGTAGCCCGGTGGCACAATGAACAGGCTGCGGAAGTTCGAGCCGTACGGTTTCTTAGCTGACGGGACTTGCGCGAGATTGGGCGAGAAGTGCGCCCCGCGTCCCGTTATGGTCCCCATAGGGTTGATGCGGCCATGTATCCTTCCGTCTTCTCGCACTGCTGCCATGAGGCTCTGTTTGGAGCCGGTCAGCTGCGAGAGGCGCTTGGTGAGCATCAGGTACTCGCCAACGCCATGTAGCTCGGGAAACCTAGCTACGGCGCCCTCAATGGTCTCCTCGTCCAACAGGGGGCTTCCGCCATCCGTGAACTTGGTGGGCTTCCACCCGCGCTCCTTGAGCACCTTGGCGATGTGTTGGCGTGAGCCCGGGTTGAACTCGACGGTCTTCATTTTGATGAAGCCTACGCCCTTCTTGTACCCGCGCTTTGCATCGTCCTTCTTGGGGACGAACCACGCCTTAGCTGGATCGGGTGAGATAGGTTGCTCCCACGAGCCGAACTCGGCCTTCAGCTTCTGCTCCAGCTGGTACTGCTTCTCTAACAGCTCGACGTGGAGCCGCCCTGCGGCGGCGAAGTCAAAAGGGAAGCCTGACTCCTCAATGTGCTCACACAGGTCAGCTATGCGGTGCTCCAGCACGATAGCTTTCTGCGGGTACTTGTCGGGGTTGAACTTCTTGTAGAGCAGGAAATTCAAGCGAACGTCCTGCATCATGTAGTCCATCATGGCATCCGAGAACTCGGCCCATATGAACCGCTGGATAGCTACCTCGTCCGTGTAGCCAAGGGCTACCGCTTCCTGGCGCTTCACTTCGGCATAGTCGCCTTTGTGCTCGCCTAGCCTGTGGCCCCACGCGGCCAGCGAATGCTTCCCGACGTACTCAGAGGGGACGCCGACGTCGTTCGCCTTCAGGGCCGGATACATCAGCCGCGACACAACAAGCGTGTCCGTGACCTTCTGGCCCGCCTTGGGCACGAAGGCCCCCAGCTTCTTCAGGGCCGGGATATCGAAGGCTTTGATGTTGTGGCCAATGAGTTCGTCGGCCTCTTGGAGCCGCGCGATAGCTCGGGGCACCTCAGCAGGGCCGTAGCTGCTCTCGACGCCCGTATCAACGTCAACGATGCCGATGCAGTGGACTTTGGAAGCTACGTAGAGAAGGCCATCCGTTTCGATGTCGAATAGGAGCCTAGCCACCGCCCCTCGCCTTCATCATGTGGTCGGCGTGCTCATAGGCAACCCGCGTATAGAACTCCGGGTTATGTGCGCTGTTGTTAGCCAGAAGGCCCGCCAGCGCCTGCCCCGCGAAGTAATCGCGCAGGGTCATGCCTAAATGGTAATGGCTATCCGTCTCCAAGGGGAACGCGGTCTCCAGCGCCTCTTCCTCTTCGTCAGTTTCAATAATCACCACGTACTCCACAGGTAGTCCGCAATCTGGGTATGTCGCACAAAGGCAACCATATCTTTACGGCGATACGCCTTGACCGCCTGTTCCCCGTGCCAAGCGGCAGCATTCGCGCGCCGCGTCATTGTCTGACGCTGCTCTTGCGGGATCGCCGCACTCAAATCTTGCAGTTTCATTAGATGCCCTTTCTAGGTAAGCAGCGGCGGCCCTTAACGTGGAGGGGCTGTCACCGCCTAGTCCGATCATGTGATTACATTTGTGGCAGAGAATACCGCGCACAGAGTTGGTGGTGTGGCAGTGGTCCGTGTGCCAAGGCTGCATCCCGGGATCACTGGTCCCGCAGATGCCGCAACATTCACCCTGCGAACTAAACAGCTCCAACCACTCTTCAGCGGTTATGCCGTAGCGGTGCTTTAGGTAGATGCCCTTTGTCTTTTCGGGATTTGCTTCCCGCCATGCTTTGGCTTTCTGAATATACCTATCTTTGTTCTTCGCGTAGTGCCGCTTCTGGGCGGCCTTCTGCTTCTCGGTAGCTTTAGCCATCAGAAAGGACAGTCATCCCCTTCCGCTGCTGTGCTGGGGTCAAAGTCAGCTGGCCCCGCTACCTCGTATTGCCCTCTCTTCACATTCCATTTGAGTCTGTCCGCTTCTCCGGTCTCTCCGGTGATGCGGCACTTGAGCGAGCGCATCTGCGCGAATAGCTTCTGGTCGTTGTCTTGCTGGTCGCGCTCCAGCCCCAGAACGTTGAACGATAGCTGCTCAATACTCGCGGAGCCGCGCATGTCAGTGAGGCTGATGGCGTCACCTTCGTTGTAGTTCTTGCCGCGTTTCAGATGGACAACGGCAATCACGCCAACGCCGGTCTCCTTGACGAAGCTAGCTAGCTTGGTCATCAGGATATCGATGTCTTTGCGTTCGTCGTTGGTCTCGGTGCCGCTGTGAACTATGCTGATATGGTCGAGCACAATGAACCGGCAGCCGCTCGCGGCCATGAAGCGCATCATGGTCAGCAGGCGCTCACTCTCCAACGAACCGAAGTGGTCGTAGAAGAGCATCCCGTCCCAGACCACAGCGGCTAGCGCTGCGTCCCAATCCTCGTCACTGATTGACTCAGGATTAGCTAAGACGTTCTTTAGGGGAACACCCTGATGTAGTGCGACGTAAGCGGACACGGAGGTATCGTTGTCTTCCTCAAGGTAGATGTTTCCAATCTTGAGGCCGTGCTCGGTGCGCAGGTGGTAGGCAATGTGCCTTGCGATAGTTGACTTGCCGATACCGCTGCCTGCGGCAATTGTCGTGACTTCTCCATCTCGGAGCCCCATCCACATTTCGTCTAGCTTGGGCCAAGGCAGCTTGAACCCGGCGCGCCGCTTCTTCTTCAGCCGCTCTTTGGTGAACTCGCGTCCCTCGCGGATACCATCGGGCCTGTATTCCTTCGCGTCATAGTAGGCGCGCACAAGGGCTTGGGGCCCATGCTTCATCAGGCAGTCATTGGCGTCCTTGCAATCCTCGGGAAGCCGAACGATTTTGACCTTGCCGACGGGCAATAGCTGGCAAGCTAGCTCCAGAGCCTTTTGTCCAGGCTCGTCATTGTCGAAGCTGAGGTAGATGGTGTCGAACGCACACAGCTGTTCGTAGTGCTTCAGGATCGCCTTGCGCACGGAGCCGGTGCCGTTCGGCAGAGAGCCCACGGGATACTTGCAGTCCCAAGCTTGCCAGAATGACAGCGCGTCAATCTCGCCTTCTGTCAGCAGCACGCTCCGGCCCTTCGATGGCCACAGCCAGCTAAGGTAAATCGGTGGGTCCTTTGCGTCCCCGATCCAAGAGCCCTTGCTCTCCGGCGTCCTGAACTTCTGTGCGATCAGTTTGCCGCCAGTGTCCCGCACGTTCATGATGTGCGTTTTGGTGGCGCGGTCGTATTGGTAGCCCGCCTTTCGGAGCGTCTCTTCCTTGAGCGCCCGTGTGGTCATCGGGAGGTATTCGCCACGGCGCCAATCGCCGCTAGCTATCTCTGTCGTGTCGCCGTCTGCCTTGAAGTATGTCTCACAAGCAAAACAATACCCGGACCCATCGTCATAATGGGCCCGGGCATCGCTTGAGTTACACTTCTCGCAAGGCCCAGAACTGAGCCATGCCATTAAGATCAGGCCACCAACTCGTAGCGGCTGTACTTGTGGCCGGAGCCGTCAGTGCGAACATCGGTGAGGATCGCGAAGCCCTTGCGGCGAAGCTTCAGGATCACGTCAGAGAGGCGCTTGATCTGATAGACAGTCATGCTCTCCATGTCGCTGATGGTCTTGCCGCTAGCCAGATGGCCAAGGATGGTCCGCTGCTGCGGGGACAGGCTGACCGAGCGGAAAAACTGCGAGTTCGTCATGTCTTCTTCCTCTTCTGTTGAAGTTTGATTTCATCGATCCATTCTTGCGGAATGGTCCCTTTGTCGGCCCACTTGAACCCATGGGTTTCTGCCCACATGGCGTTGGTGGTCGGACTGCCGGGATAAATCTTCGTACTGGCGCGTTCGTACACGACGCGAATATCAAGGCCGGGGTGCTGCTCTTTGAGGAGCAACATCTTCTGGCGCTGTTCTGCGGAAGCTTGCTTGATGCCTCCGAACTTGCCGCCGCCCCAATGGCCCTTAGCTTCTAGATAGATGTTGGTTCCGGAAATCGGAAAGTCGGGCAGATACTTCGCCACTCGGGCGGGGATGGTGTACGGAATCTTTTCGGATTCGTACTCGTAGCCAATCCCCGCCGCGTCCAACTGCTCTGCAAGCTTCTCTTCGAGACCTGACCGATACCTACGCGCCAGCGCAGGTTTCTTGGTCATCAGAACGCCTCGTCGTCCGCGCTGTTGGCGGTGGACGGATCGAAGGGCGACTTGTCCTCGGCAACTGCCGGAGCCTCGTAGCCTTCCTCTTCCTCGAACGGGCTAACGCCATTGGCGCCACCACGTTCAAGCTTAATCACCTGCACTGCGTTGAGGTACAGCTTGATACCGCCGCCGAGACCCTCGTAGACGAAAGGTGACACGTTCACCTTGATCCGCGAGCCGCCGCCGATCACAGTGCCCTCGGGGAGCTTGTTGTTCTTGGCGTCGTACAGGCCCGGTTTGTACTCCTCACCGGAGCTAACCATCAGCGTGAGTTCGCCGGTCTTCTTGTCTTTCTTCCACGGCCAGTTGGCCACTGAAGTCAGGCCAGCATCCTTAGCCAGCTTCTTCAGCCACGCATCAATTGCGCGGTGGTCTTCGTCCCCGTACTTCACTCGGGTGTTCCAAGTGCGCTTCTCTTCGCCACTGTTCTGGCCCTTTGCATTCTTCGGCTGATAAACGTCAACCTTATCGAGCTTGGGGAATACAGCGGTGCCCTCGGGGAGCGTCTTAGTAATCTTCGCCATTATGGAAATTGTAGTCCTAGTAGATCAATACCTAGGACGGGGATTAACCCCGCCCATCTAACTTGCCCGCTAGTGCGGGACTTCAGAACCCCGCATCAATCAGGGCATTGGCGAGCGCCCGCGCCTGCTCATAGCTGAGCACGATGGCAGCTGTGGTCTCGTCCTTCACAGTGAGAACGACGCCGCCTGTCTCGCGCCGCCGATCCTCAAGGCGCAGCGTTGCGCCATACTCGTCAGTAAGCTCAGTCACGTCGTTCATCGGCTGCTCGATGTTGGTGGTTGATAGTTACGGATGGCTCGCACCTGATAGCGGCGTTGCTGCTTCAGCCAGCGCCACTCATTCAGGTCTGCAAGGGAGACAACTGGTTTCCCAGCTATCTCCTCAAGCAGATGGTCGAGGCGGATAATCTCCTCGACGCTGGCAGTGATGCTCACACGCCGCCCAAGGCAATCGCGCGGTCAATGCACTTGCTGGCGCTGTCCGCGATAGATGCGGCCAGTTCCTTCTCGCCCATCAGCTTCAGCGTCAGGGCAGCAGCGATCAGGGCCGAGACGGCATCTTGGGCGATACGTTCAAAGTTATCGGTCGAAGTGTTGCTCATGGTAATGGTTCCCTAAGTGTGACTAATTAGGCAAAGGCATACTTCGCCCGGTGGACTTCGTTAAGGTCCAGCTGACCCTTCGTCGGAAGCTGCGGCAGTCGCTTTTGGTTTGCTTCTGACAACTGAGCGCTTGCTGTACTGCGTAGGCACGTTAGTAAGTCATCCCGTTGATACATCTGCACAAACTGCTCACGAATGATCTGGTTGAACCTGTCAGCATGTGCCGGAAGGCAACCAAACGAGTCATGGACAGTCACGATATCTGTGATGCCTTCGTCGGCGCACGCCCCCACAGTCAGGAGCAAATGAGCCGCGTCGAGCGAATGGACCCAATTGGGCGCAATCGACTGTTGGCACTTCCGTTTCAAGAGGGGCGCTTCGTCCCCCGTGGCCACGTTGACCTTGATGCGCTCATTGTGCAGCCACAGGCTAAGCGTCTTGGTCTTAGGGGCGTGGTAGCGGTTGATGCACGGGATGCCTGCCGGTGTGATCCAGCTAACCGGCTTGCCCTCGTGTGCCATCACGCCAGCCAAATCCTTCAGGAAGTCCATGGCCTCAGCGGGCTTGCGGACTACCTCAGTGATCGCCGCATAGGCCACGCGGCCCATGTAGCGCGCTGCTGCCGCTTGGTCCTTGACAGTCCCGAAGTGGTGGGGCGTCTTGTGCCGCACGGCCTCAGCTTGCAATGGTGCCATCAGGTCTTCAAAGAACTGATCGCCCATCCCGTTCGCCTCGGAGCTATAGCAGAACGTCATGGTCGAGCGCTTCAACAGCTTCCTGTCGATGCCCTTGCCATCCTTGTAGCTAAGGAACAGCCGGGCAAATCCCCGCTTCTTTTCGTCCTGGCCCGTCGCATCCTCCTCGACCATGCGTCGCGCTACCTTAGCCACGATGGCGTAGATGTCCTGCGGCGCTTCGTTGTCCGTGAGGTTCACGAAGCGGCCCTCCTCAGCCAGCGTTGCCCCGGCCATGTGCTGCAAACCACTGCAAGAGCCATCGAAGCTCACAGGGACATGGCACATATGCGTCGGCCCACTCTGGATGGCAGACACAAGTTCCCGGCACGCAGCTAGAAACAGGAACGGGCTGTCGGCCTGCGTCCAACCCAAATTGGCCAGCGGGGCTTCCGCATAGCTCCTCAGCGTCTCTTCGTTGTCCTTCGTCCATTGCACCCTCGCGTCTAGTGGTTTCTTGTCCAGCCCGGTCTCTTCGCCGGGGGCCTTCTGCGCCCAACAGTTGGCAACGTGTACTCGTAGCCAATATGTACCCTTTTCGCCAATCGGAAGCCCGTTCTTGAACAGGAAGAGACTGCGCACATGATCGCCCCGCTGGAAATTGAAGCGCGGCAACGGATACACGCGGCCCCTGAAGTCCATCGTCATTCCCATGTAGAACTCGGGGACCTCGGCCAACCGGTGCGCCTCGGCCATGTCGAGGGCCAACAGCGTCAGGTCGCTGTGGCGCTGCCGGTTGAGCTTCTGCGCGGACCAGCGTTCCTCGCTAGCTAGCTTGCGCTCGTCTTGGCCTAGCGCGTTCCACTCCTCCTCCGATAGCTTCGGGGGCACCTCGACCTTGTCGGCCACGGTGAACCCGGGGACATTGACCCCATTGGCTTGCACCTGATCCATCACGCCCAGCAGCCAAGTGTTGATCTTGAACGGGACAGCTTGCAGCGTGTTGATGCCCTTCATTGCTGGCGCCATTGTGCCATCAGCTATCGCCTTCTTGACCTCGGCAATCTGGTCGTTGTTGTACGCCTTGAGGATCGAAACGTCCTTGAGGATACGGGTGTCCTCGGCCGGTCGCTGTTTATAGCTAACCCACGGCTCGGGCGCTGTTAGCCTCGGCATCCACACGGGGCGCCGGAGGATCATGTCCCTGATGGCATCGCTCATGAACTTGTGGGCCTCTTCGGTCACCATCAGAACACGGGTCTTCTCAGGGACGCCTAGCGCCTTATTCCAAGTGGTGAACTCTTCCCAGCGGAACACGTCCGGCAGCCCTTCGGTCAACAGGTTGGCGCACCACACTCCCGCAATGGTTCGCTCCTCCGGTTGCCACTCCTCGCCAACGAAACCGGCCTTCTTAGCTACAGCACGGGCGGCCGACTGCCGCATTTTCTGATTGCCGTGTTTCTTCTCAGCGTACTTTTCGGCACGCTCGGCGAGCTTCTTATTGGCCTTGAGTAGTCCTGCCCGGAAGCACTCGGCCTCCAGATTGTCAGCGAACATTTTGAACGCCTGCACCTGATAGGTCCAGCGTCCAGCAACCACATGCAGGCCGGTTTGAAGGCACACTAGCGCTACAAGCTCCGGGTCAAGCTGCCTCAGCATCCGCTCAAGGTTATACTCAGGGGCGTTAGCTCGGCAGGGTGTCTTCCACTTCTCCCTCAGGTATTCAGTGAGGCGCGGCAGCTGCTGGCCACTGAGGGCCATAGCGCCTGTAGTCGATCCTTTGCCGAAGCTGGCGGCTTGTCGCTTGTCCCGCTTCTTCAGGGATGCTGCGGCCAGCTGGTATTCACGGGCTTCCATAGTTGTCTGGAGCATCTGTTCCCCTTTTCTTGCTGTACTGCGTCGGCGCGTTCGCGGCCTAACTAGTTGGTTTTGTTGGATTGTTACCCAAAACAACATATCTGCATGGCGGTGTCTAAGTGATTTGCAAATAGGTTGTCAACGGTAATAGTTTCCCATTCGGTTTTGTAAACCGTTGGTCCTCGGTTCGATCCCGGGAGCCGGCACCAACATTAGCTAAATCAATGACTTAGCCGGGGGCCTCTTTGGCCCTTTTGAGCCGTTTCCCCGCGTACTCGTCAAGTTTTTTCACGGCTTCCAGCTGGTCCTCAAGGTCAACGTGATCATAGATTTCGTTGGCCTCGTCGCTGATATGTCCAAGCATTTCCTTGCGAATTTTCTTCGAGACGCCAGCTTTCCGTAGTCGCGTGTTGCGTGCGTGGCGAAGCGAATGCACAACCAAGTTGCCTTCAATCCCCGCCTCTTTACACGCGGATTGGAAGATAGTTAGCAATCGGTCAGCAGTTGGCAGGCTTCCCGTGGCGATCAGGGCCCTGATGTTCTTAGCTAATTCGGCGGAAAAGATTACAGGGCGTGACTTCTTGTTCTTGGTTTGACCGCGCTTCAAATGGAGCACGCCGACGAGAACAGGCGTTCCCGTATCGTCCTCTACCTGTTCGATTGTGATCTGCTCCGGCGTCAGCTTCTGTAGCTCCCCTTGCCGCAACCCGGTCTGAGCGATGCAGTCGAGGCACATAGCCTCAATGCGGTTGCCATGGCTCTCGATGAGCCCGAGCACAACCTCGTCTTGCCCGATGGCCAAGATGTCCCTATGCCGCCTGTCGTCGGTCTCGTTGAGCCAAGGGACGCTTGGCTTGGCCGGGATTATCTCCTCGTTGACAGCCCACGTCAGAACGCCGCTCGCGGCCGATAGGTAGCGGTTCATACGCGCGTTGCTCATGTGGCCACGCGCCTTGTCGGGCCCCCGCTTGCCCTCGGGTGTCTTGCGCGTAGCTAGGGCCTCGGTGATCAGCTTCAGGCTGCCACGGGTCACGCGGCTGATACCCAAGTCCCCTATGACCTCGCAGCAATAGGCGAGCCGCTGCATCAGGTCGTCGTCGGTCTTCTGCCACTTGCCCTTGGGGCCTCCGGCGGCCTTAGCCTTCTCGCATACCTGGCTGAACGTTAGCTCGCCCTCGGACGGCCCGCCATCGTCAATGGTCGGCGGCTCGCGGCCGAACACTTGGGTAAAGGATTCATAGTCCTTCGCGGCCTGCATTGTCTTGAAGCGCCGCTTCTTCTTGCCCTTGGACCACTCGCCCACAAAGGAGCCAGTGGGCTTTCCGTTCTTCTTGTCCACGTATGCCATCTGTCAGGCCCCCTCAAACATCATGCGCTTTATGATTTCCTCAGCTTCGTCTAGCTCATCGCGAAGCCGCGCGACCTCAGCCCGCAGCTCCTCTATTTCTGCGGTTTGGTCGGGGTGGATTTCACATCCGCACAGCCCGCATGTGGTCTTCTCACCGTATGCCATTTAGCCCTCGCGCGTTAGTGTAGCTATTGCCACTAGCTAACCATTTTGATAATTGCACCAAGCAGTAAGCCCAGCGCTACCCCGCCTATCACAAGCCAAAATTGGTCGATGTTCTGCATGTCTAACTCTTCCGGCTAAGTTCCCAAGCGCGCCTAACTTTAGAAAGCAAAGCCGCGCCCTTCTCACTGATAAAGGATCGATTAATTCTAAGGTCTACCTTGTCGCGGCGCTGTTCAATGACGTTCATGCCTTCCTCGCCGCGACGGTCCCGTTCGCCCAAATCCAACAGGTGGCGTGTCATGACCGCCTTATACACCCCAAGCTCGGTAGCGTACTCGTTGACCGGCCGCCCTTCCTTTTCGGCGACCGCGAGAAAGCTAATGATGTAGCTAGCGGGTATAGTCGGGTTGAGCGCGACGAACGGCTCGAGTGCCAAGCGTAGGGCTTTGGCAGCCTGCCTAACTTCGTCCGTCAAGTGTGACTTGTACCCAGCTGGGATATTCACAGCCATGTTGCCTCCTAAATGTAATGCTCGCAGATAGTCTCCGTTAGTCTGTGCCATGACTTTACTCCAATTACAACTTGTTTAAAGTGCCTTGCAACTCAGGGTGTGAAGATGCGTTTCAGTACAAAGTCGCGCGAGATGCCTAGGGCAAATAGGCCCACAATGGTAACTATCCATCCGCCGCATGTGTAGTGCAGCACCCCAGCGGCAACAGGGATGGTGACAAACATCGAATAGAGGCTGCGAATATAGCCCTTGGCGTCCGTGCTCGGGTTATCCACAGGCGTGATAGCTGCCCAGACTTCAGCGTCAGTGTCCTCAACATCGAACACAAGGTCTTCATAGTGGTCGAAGGCGAGCGCCACATGATAGCTATCCAAGCGCGTTATCTGCCCGGTTGCCCCGGCCGGAGTGTTGTCTAGAGGGGCGGCTAGTACGAAGCGGATATTGGAGGGAATGGGCATGTGATGCTCGCGCGTTAAGTCAGCTGGGTGTCAGTGATTAGCCGTGGAAACCTAATTGCACGTCGGGAAAAAGTGGTCAACGTTCTGCCCCCGTTTTGCCGTAGTATTACCGACAGCGTTACCGGGGGATAAACTCACGCCACCCCCTTGTACGTCCTGCGGAGTCGAATGTTGCTGATGTTCGACTCGTGAACCTTGAAGCGCCTAGCTAGAACGGTGCCTGGAAGAGTGCTCGCGCGTATGAACACGACCTGCTCGGGCGTCAGCTTGTGGTGGGTCGAGCGGCTCGCCTTCTCGCGTTCGGCCTCCAGCGCAGCCACGTCTATCTCTCGCGCGATGAGGATGCTCTCCGGGTCGCAGAGATCAGGCACCACAGGGAGCACATCGTCCCCGGGACAGAACACGCGAGGCTCAGATACCGTGCCGCGACGGTGCCCCTTGGACCGCTCGGCTTGCCGAACGCTCTTTAGGATCAACATCAGCCATGTAGCTAGCTTGCCCTTGGCTGAGTCAAACCAATCCTTGCGCGTCAAGGCGTAAACGATGGCTGTCTGAATACCATCCTCGGCGCCGTCGCGCGTCCCCCAGAGTTTGCGGGCGAACGTCTGCACCATGCCGGTTTGGCTAGCTTCCCAAATGTCAATTGCAGTTAGCGTAGTCATACGAACCTCGCGATGAAACCAATTCCCCAAGTCATCCCGCCCAGCCACAGCACGATACAGGCAGTTGCGGCCCATGTGTCCCCGTGTCTCATTTGCGCTTCCCCTTGGCCTTCTTAGCTGCCTTGCGTTTCGCTTTGCGTGTTGGCTTGGCCAGCTGCTCCTCAATGAGCTTGATGGTCCCCGGGCTCGCCTTGATGAATGCTGGCGCGGGCTCGCCCCAGATATCCGCGTTGCTCGGTAGCTTGTCCTTTGTAGCCATTGGCTAATCCTCCACTTCAATGTTTTCCGCGAGGCAGAGACTTTCCCAAAGGTCGTGGCCGGTCGGCGCTTGGAAGAAGGCACAGGTGCCGTCCCCGTACAGCACGCTTTCATTTACAGCCGCGTTTGCCGTTAGGTCGGTAGTGCGCCAACCGGCAGCGCGCGCCGCCTTCTCGTATTTGCTCGGCTTGTAGGCCATTAGCGTCCCTTCCTTTCGGTGCAGCGCTCCTCGCGCGTGGTGGTCGTCGGCCCCTTCTGCATCCCGTAGCGGTACAAGGCATATTCAGCCTTTCGCGCGTTGATGGTTGCCCGCAGGTTACGGGCGGCATTCTTGATCACGTATGCTTTGCTTTGCTGCATTGTCGTTACTCGGTTCTAGTTGGTGCGATTAGTGTACTAGGTTGCGAAGGATAATCAATGCCTTTGTGTAGCTATTTTGCGTTAGCTATCCCTCGCGCGTTAGGGGTTAGCCTTCGTCATCCGGCACGATAGCCATGAGGACATCCCCCGACTGCCACGCAGCAATTGCTTCGTCGGCCGTTTCAAAGAACGTCTTGGTGAGGTCTGGGTGGAGTAGATAAAACATCGTTGTTCCTCGCGCGTTGGGGTTAGTTGAGTGTGCTGTGGGCGGCATGGGTTGCGCGTTGCGCGTTAGGCACCAAATCGGCCAGCTCCTCGCACATACCGCCCTCCACTTCCCGGCAATGGGGCAGCGCTCGCACGCCTTCCGCTGCCGCGTCGATAGCCTCGATTGCGCTAGGGGCCCCCACGATTGCCACCGCCTCAATGGTGCGGCCGTCGGTATGGGTATAGAGCACGGTAACAGCAAATAGCTTCATTGGTCGGCCTTTCAGCACCGCTAAGGTGCGGTTTGATTGTAAGGGGCCTAGGAGGCCCATGGGTGAGTTTTGGTAGCTAAGGCTAGTCAGGTAGCGGCTGCCCGCTGGAAACCTACCAATGGGCAGCTAATGGCATTTGGTGACCTATTGGGCCTGCCATGTCTGAGAGAAGCCCGGGAATAGCCCGTCCTCATTGGGCCGCAGGAACAAATCGGTTTGCATTGGGCCCGGGTTGACTAGGCCCCGCGCTAGCTTTGTCGGAACCGTCCCCTGCCCGTCGATTGAGTACAGGGGGCCCGATTGCGTGAGTGTGAGCATCAGGGGGGCACCGTTGCGGAGAAGGCTAGTTGCTTTGTTGCTTGTCATGGTTGCCCCCTCACTCCGCCAGCGCCGCACCGCCGTATTGGGCGAGCGTCTCCTTGAGCCATTTGACGGGCTCTTTTACCGTAGGGTCCTTAGCGTGAGCCGCGCCAACGTAGAGAACCTCACCTGTAACGCCTAAGGCGTTAGTGTACAATTCGCGCGCTGTTCGCTGGTAACCTTCAAAATCGTTGTGGGGCCAGCCGCCCATGTAACCGCCCTTAGCGATTTGATTGCAGGAAGCGTAGCCTAGGCCGCGCGTAACGCACGGGTCGGTGAGCATATGCGCGGCTCGCGCCAAGTCGAGCGGGGCAGTGTCGAGCTTAGTGAGCACGTGAGCCCCTCTCCCCGTTGAACCAAGGCAAACCGCCGTCCAAATCTCAACCGGGCGATTAGCTGACAGCAAGCGGACCAAGGCGAGCAGCGTTGCGCCGCGCTTGCGCATAGTCTCAACATCAATCATCGCGGACAGCGTCATTGACACGATGATGGTGAGAGGCCCCTGCTCTGTCATGACGCGCTCGCGGCGCCGCATGGCCATAGGATGGCCAGCAAGGAAGGCCGGAACGCAAGGCGATCCGCCAACCACGTCAAGCCGATTGCGCCATACGGGCGAAACGAATTGATCCGCCTCTAGCGTTTCGAGCAGCTGCTCGGAGGCAGCAACTCCGGACAAATCACCGTTGCGCACACAATCGAGCGCTTGCGCATAGGTTTTGTCTCCATACCAGCTGTTGCCCCTAGACGCCCCTTTGCGCTCCGATTGCTCCGCAGGAACAGAGGCAGCCAACTCTGCAAAACCCTGCATGTCGCAAACCGCAAAATAGTCCGTTCCGCCTTTAAGCCCGCGCCGTTCCGATTTAGTGATCATTGGTCCGCTCCGTTGTTGGTCCGGGTATCCTATAGGTTGCCATTAGCCTGTCAATACCAATGGCAACCTATTTGTTGAAAATTATGCAGCGTCAACCATGCGGCGCTGGTCCGGTGTCAACTCTGCCAGATATGTCAATTCGGCAGCCTCTTCAAACGTCATGCCAGCGCCGATGATAGCTGCCCCCGCTTGCGTCATGCGCGGATCGATTTGCACCTTGATCCCGGCCTTCTGAGCGTTAGCGCGGGCTTTCTGGACGCGCTTGGCCCAATCGACATTACCGGAGATATCCCGCTCCAAAGCCTCGTCATAGCCCCAAGAAATGCGAACGGGGAAACGAGACTTGATTGCACCGTCAAGGCGATTGCGGCCGACGAATTCAGCCGTGGCGCCGTTGCCGAACGTGTTGCCAGCGGCGATGATAATGCTGTCAGGGTGGCGGTTGACAAGCGCGTCAGGGAATTCGGTGGAGCCATTGGCCATTGCGCCCGCAAGCGCCAACAGAGGCGAATTGTCCGAGCTGTCAATCTCGTCAAACAGGTAAACAGCTGGACGGCCGAAAGCCTTGCGGAAAGGCGTTTCGTGATAGTTGCCCGCTGCATCCTTGAAGCCGAGCAATTGGTGATCCATGCTGATTGCGCCGTTAGTGTAGAATTCGAGGCCAAGCGCCTTAGCCAGCTGCTCAACAGCATGGGTTTTGCCGCTACCAGTAGGGCCGACAAGCATAATGTTTGGGTGGCGACCATTGGCCTGACGCGACGACGCGACCTTAAGCAGCTGCTCGAATTTGGGATGAACGCGGCCTTCCACCTTGTATGTGCTGCCGTCGTATTTCTTGAGTTCAATGGTGCGGACAGGGGAATGCTTGGCGATAAGGTCGGGCAGCTGAGCCAGCAAGTCAAAGATTTGATCGTTGACGATAGCCGCGACCGCTTTGTTATCCATCGGCGCGCTACCCTGAGACTTGGCGAGCGCTTCAGCAAGCAGGGCAGCTGCCGTAGCTACGTCAGACGCGGCGTTATCATTGGTATTCATTGCGAAGGTTTCTTCCTTAGTGGCATGGGTGGCGTTAGTGCCATTGGACGCGGCGGATTGCGCTGCGCTAGCAGTGCCTTGAGACAGGCGCAGGATATTGAGCGAAGCATCGCTGATATCGTTCCAAGCGTTCTCTAGCTCTGCAAACGAGAGGCGGGCGGCATAGGTTGACGGGACGCCATTAGCTGACAGCCATTTGCGCAAGGCGAGCTTGGCGGGATGCTTAGCGTCCTGTGCCATACCGGAGAAGCTGAGGTAGCCACGGGGGGCAGAGATGGCAGAGGAAGTGGCGTGTTCGTTGGTCGTCATGTCCGTTAGCTCCGTTGTGTGTGGTTCGCCGTTGCCCCCTATGAACAGCATTTGGCACAGGGTTGCAATAGCTAATCGTTGCCCAAAGCTAACTTTAGGCCGAATGCATAGCAGGGATTCCAATGGCGCATGGCTGCCCTATCGCTCCCTATCGGCCATGGGGAACAGGGGGCAGCTAGCGGGGGCAGCTAGAGGCGACGGGTTGGCATGGGGTTAGTTAGCTGCCATTGGGCGCAACGTGCTCCTAGGGCTTCCTAGGGCTTCCTAGGGGCAGTCTACGCTCCGACAAACGTAGGCCCATGCCAGTGTGCAACTATACGGCCGTATCGGCCCTACCACTTGATAGGCTGGCTATCCCTAGCTATCCCCTTTGCGGTTAGGCTATCCGCATGTATGCCAATGATATCAATGGGTTAGCCTTAGCGCGGGGGAAGCTAGCGGGGGATCGGGGCAAGCCAAAGGGACTCCGGCCGGGCATGGGGCCCCCGGGCTGAGGATTTGGGGCCCCCCGCTTCCAAAAAGTCGGGCTAAAGCCTTGGGCCTCTGCTCAGCTGAACAGGGCAGTGTGCTCTGCCCAGAGTACCGTAGGGGCCCAACGGCGACCCGGGGCCCCAATGAGCCTCTCAGCGCCGCTTAGGCGCGGCTGGACCCCTGTTTTTGCATACGAAATCCAATGATTTCAATGGGTTACCAGACAAACATGCCTACTCTGTAGAGAAAGAGGACCACTGATGCCCTCTCAAAGACCCTGTACTACAGCTAGTACCCTAGGGAACCCAATGTAACCGAATGGAACATAGGAACCCTAGGGATACCAAGTAGTAGCAAATTACCACCCCTTAGAGAAACCTCTGAGGGACCTTTAGGTACCATTAGTTACCTATGGGGAACAGAAGTTTGGAGCTAGTAGCTAGCAACTGCAATCTTCTGTCCCTCACCACTAGTAAATTGGCGTGTAGCTCAATGGTAGAGCACCTCGCTGTTAACGAGGCGGTTGCTGGTTCGAGTCCAGCCGTGCCAGCCAAATTTCACTGTCCCCTTTAGGCCCCTTATGGGCCCCATGTTTACATAGGCCCTCCTTCTTCTATGCCTTTAGAGACTGCTACTTTCATTTCAGGACTTGTGCCGTCCAACCCCGCTTCTTCCGACGGCCTCAATCAAGCTGACGATCATCTCCGGCTCATTAAAGCCACGCTGCAAGCCACCTTCCCGAATATCGCGGGTGCTGTAACTGCAAGCGACACTCAGCTTAACTCCCTCCTCTCCCAACTTCTCGGTACTACGTCCTACGCGGCCCTCTTGGGCACTGTAGCTGCACCGTCCTACTCGTTCCTCGGGGACACTAACACCGGCTGGTACAGTCCAGGCGCTGACCAAGCTGCCTTAGCTGTTGGTGGCGCTGCTGCCATCACTGTTACTGCCGACAAGAAAGCCACCTTCGCTGGTGCTGTAGCTGCAACAGGTCCCATCTCGGGCCCCGGTGTTACGCCTATCGGCTCCATGGTCATGTGGCTAACCGACACGTTGCCAACAGGCAATGGCGTGTGGGCTTGGGCCAACGGCGGCACCCTGTCCCGCACGACCCTTGGCGCCGGTAAGGAGCTGTTCGACCTCGTAGGTACCACCTATGGCGTTGGTGACGGATCTACCACGTTCAACGTGATCAACATGCAGGAGGTTGCGCCTGTCGGTAAGTCCACTATGGGCACCGCAGCTTCACCCGGCCTGCTTGCGTCTATCTCTGCTGGCCTCAAGGCCGCCCTAGGTGGACTGTTCGGCACCGATACGACCACGCTTACTGCGGCTCAAATCCCTACGATCACCTCGACTGCAACTGCGTCCCTATCGGTGTCAACGACAACGAGTGCTGTTGTAGACATTGGCTCTCAGGACTTCTCGTCCGGTGGCGGCCAGTTCCACGTCAACATCCCCAGCGCTGTCAATCAGCCTGTGAGCGCCACAGGTACGGCTTCGGGCACTGTGTCGAGCACGTCGAACAACACAGGCGGGCAGCCGCATACCAACATGCAGCCGTCTCGCGCGGTGAACTTCATCATCCGCATCGCCTAAATCCCCAGAGAGACCCAATGCCCATTGTGAAGCTCCGAAACTTCGGAGCCCAAGGGGTCGTTACTGACCAAGACCCCTACGCTCTCCCGGTGGGCACGTGGTCTAGCGGCGTGAATGTTCGGTTCAGGAACAACAAGATCACCCCGGCCCCTGTCTACCGCACTGTCAAATCCCCGCTAGCTGAAGCTGATCCTCGGTACTCGTTCACAGCGGGTATCGGGGAGAGCAACAACGATATGTTCCTCGGCTACAAGTCTGGCAATGTCTACTTCTACGCCAACGGCACCGAGACACTCGTTAGCCCACCTGGCTATGTGACTTCTTCGGCTGAAGCCAATTGGACTAGCTACACCATCGGCAACGTCGTGTACGTCAATCGTGCCGACCGGCCCCCGTGGTTTCTCCTGCCGACCGCAACCACCTTTGCTGACTTGAGCACTGTAGGCTCCGCGCCTGACAGGTGGGAGCCTACTCATACCGCCAAGATCATCTCGCAGTGCGCAGGCGCCATCGTGGCCCTGAACATTACCAAGGGTGCGGCGTCGTTTCCCACGATGGTCAAGACCTCCTCCCCGGTCTCTGCTGATAACGTCCCGGCATCTTGGGACGTAACTAATCCGGCTACGCTGGCTGTCGAGAACATCCTTCAGTCGATGGATGGTCCGATCATGGATGCGTGCTCCCTCGGCCAAGACCTGATCATCTATGGTCAGCGTGAGGCTTGGCGTATGCACGCCGACGGCTCCATCTTTGTGTATAGCTTCACCAAGCTTAGCTACGCAAAGGGTGTGCTCAATACCAACTGCTCAATCGAGCTAGACGGCAAGAATTACTGCTTCGGTATTGACGATATCTGGGTGCATGACGGAATCTCAGAGCAAAGCCTCTGTGACAACTCGGTTCGCGACTTCATTTACAGTGCGCTCAACATCTCTCAGGCTGAGCGCTGCTTCATCCAGTACAACCCGCGTCTGAATGAAATCTATTTCGGCTACGTGTCTGGCGATCCGCTGACTAACTTCAAGAACGTCAACGGCTGCAACCGCTCTGCTGTCTACAACATGTCTACGCAGACGTGGTCGTTTGACGACCTACCTTCAATCTTCAACACAGACAACGGACCTGTCTCCAACATTCTGACCTACGCTACCGCGACGGACAGCTATGCCTCTATGGGCGGTTCGTATCAGGATCAGGAAGACGGCGGAAAGCGCATCACCGTAGCTATTGGTGACGGCAACGCACAGTACGGCCTCACCCCCTCCCTGTACGCTGTGGACGTAGCTGGCCCGGGCTCGGTAGCTCCGTATCCTGTCGATCCAAATGCAACCGCCCCGGTTCAGCTGGAGCGCATCGGCATCGACCTGGACGAATTGGGCGCCAGCCTGCGGGACTACAAGCTAATTAGCTCTGTGTACCCCCAAGCACGAGTGGACACGACGGGCGGACAGATGCTTCAGGTCTCTATCGGTGCATCTGACAACCCCAACGACCTCTCGCCAAACTACGCGCCCTTCCAGCCCTACGACGGCGTTACGAAGCAGAAGCTCGACTTCAACGTAGCGGGGCGTTGGTTAGCTGTCCGCTTCCTCTGGCCTGACTTCCGTACCTTCACGATGACGGGCATAGACCTCGACATCAAGACGCAAGGACGAAGGTAATGGCCGATACGACGCCAGCTAAACTAAGCACCTATGTGCCGCCGCCGCAGCCTACGCTCGGAGGGGACCAACAGTACCTTCAGCAGCAACTGGCGGCTATCTCAGGCGCGATATCGACGCTCAATGCCGCTATCCGTAAGTTAGAGGCCCGCCTTGTTGCCGGAGGACTTTAGCCACGTAGCTTATCACACTGTCCTCAAGAACGATGACATCGTGTGTGAGCTAGAAGAGATGCGGAGACCCTGCGACGGGGCGACCATGCTCATCATCCACGCCCATCTGGCGCGGTGGTCTCCGCGCATCCTCCGAGAGTGTCAGAAAAACTGGCACATATTTCGGACAACTGTCCCCCAAAACATATTCGCTTACCCGCTCGTGCCTGATGCCCGATGGGAGAAATTCATTAGCTACTTCGGCTTCGTCCCGCTCATTCCAGCGGCCCCGTGCAACGACGGGACGATGAGGCCCATTTGGATAAACTATGCCCGGCCCCAGCAGCACCACGAACACCTCGAACAACAGTAATTCCAACTACAGCAACACGGCCACCTCGGGCCCCGGCTTTCAGCCGCAGGCGAGCGCTCTTACCAACGCCTTCAATCAGGCCGGTGGCGCCCTGACTAATGCGCAGTCCTACTCTGCACCGACCGGCGCCGCCGCTAACCTCACTGGTAATGCCGCGCTGTCTAACAACGGCGTCACCCTGTCGAACAGCGGCACCAACGCGGCCACTTCGGGCCTCGGGGCTCTGTCCGGCTACAACGCTGGCAGCACGAACAATCCGCAGGCGATTACCGACGCCGCCACGCAGTATGCCAACGGTCAGAACATTGGCGCTCAGACCAGCGCAGCTATGCAGCAGGCGATGGAACAGGTGCGTGATGTAGCGCTTCCCGGTATTGCGCAGAACGCAGCGGCCTCCGGTAACTCGGATAGCTCGCGCTCCGGTATCGCGCAAGGCCTCGTTGAGCGCAGCCTCGCTGAGAATACCCAGAACACCTACAACAGCCTGTACGGTCAAGCGTATGGCAACGGCCTGAACCTCGCGCAGACACAGGCTAACAACAATAACGGCCTCAACCTAAGCGCAGCTAACTCGGCGGCGTCACAGGGCAACTCTGCGGTCAACACTGGCCAGAATGCGTACTCCGGCGCCCTGAACAACACGGGCACTGCGAACAGCATCAATCAGGGCAACTACAGCAACAACGTCGGTAACGCATACTCGGCATTGCAGCAGTACATGAATCTGATTGGCGGCACCAACTGGGGCACCACGACTAGCTCTAGCGGAAACTCGCAGACGCAGGGAACGGGCACGAGCAACACACAGACCGACCCCGGGCTTCTCAGCAGCATCAGCAGCGGCATCGGCGTGCTCGGAGCGCTGCTCCCGTCGGACATGCGCCTCAAGACTGACATCAGGCGTGTTGGTATGACTGATAACGGCCTGCCTGTGTACACCTACAAGTACAAGGGCGATCCGCGCGAAACCACGCACATGGGCGTCATGGCACAGGAAGCTGAACAGACCCACCCGGAGGCCGTACACACTCACGCCAACGGCTACAAGATGGTCGATTACAGCAAGGTTAGCTAAGACAAATGGACCCCACTGACCTCATTAATTACCAGAACGCCATCAAGAGCATCGAAAGCTCCGGTGGCAACTACGGCCTTACTGGGCCCGCTACCCGGAACGGAGACCGTGCTTACGGTGCGTATCAGGTCATGGGTAACAACATCCCCGCTTGGACGCAGAAGCACTTCGGCCAAGCGCTGACCCCTCAGCAATTCTTGCAGAACAAGGAAGCTCAGGACGCCGTGTTCAACGGCGAGTTCGGCAGCTACATACAGAAGCACGGCAACCCCCAGGACGCCGCGTCCATGTGGTTCACTGGAAGGCCGCAGTCCCAAGGGGGCCAGTCGAGTGATGGTTACATCACAGGCAACCAGTACGTGGACAAGTTCAACAAGGCCCTTGGCTACGCCGATAACCCGGTGCAGGCGATCAACAGCGCGACATCCCAGCCTACCAGCGGTACGCTCTCCTTCTCAGGCGGAAACGACGGCAGCGGCAAGCAAGACAACCGCTTCGGCCTAGGCGACCTCTTCGGCGCCAGCGACGAGACCAAGGCAAAGATGAGCGGCATCGGCGCCCGATTGGTGCGTGTTGCTGCTGCGCTATCTGCTGGCGTCAATCCCGGCCAAGCCGCACAGCTAAACACGCTGGGCAAGAGCATCGAAGACCAGAACAAGACCGACTACCAGTACACGATGGGTCCAAATGGCCAGTTGGTGAAGATCAACAAGGACACTGGCGAGGTTAGCTTCGCTACGCTCCCGGGCGGCGCCAAAGGAAGCTTCGGTGTCGTGATGGGTAAGGATGCCATGGGCAACCCGGCCCCGATTGGCAAAATCAATCACAGCACTGGCGAGTTCACGCGCTACGGCGCTGATGGTAGCAACTCTGCCCCGGCCGGCCCGCCTATCGGCGGCGACCCCAACTTGACCGGCCAAGAGCGCCTCGACAGCATGTCACCTGAAGACCAGCGTGAAGTCACGGCGATGCTTGAGGGACGCGGACAGCCGCTGACTTCACTGAGCCTCCGTGACCCGAAGTTGCGGGCTCGATATGAAGCAGCGCGGGCTGTAGACCCTTCGTTCGACACAGCTAAATACACCGCGCGGCAGAAGACGGTTGGCGGGCTGGCGCAGTCCACCCCGGGCAGCCTAGGCGGCCAGCTAGACAGCAGCGCGGCTATGATTAGCCACGTTACCGATTTGGCTGACGACTATATCAAGCTGCACAACAGCGGAGGCTACGGCGCCTCGCTCCTGAACGCAGGCAAGAACTTGACAGCGGCAGCAGGCAGCGAACGCGACCAGCTGCTCAAGTCCATCGCTACGCACTCCATGAACTTCTCAGGCGAAGTCACGAAGCAGCTTTCTGGCGCCCCCGGTGGTCAGGAAGAACGGCAGCGCCGCGTTGACTTGATCAACCAGCCCAACGGAGCCCCCTCTACACAGGCATCCGCGCTTGAAGCCGAATTGATGGACGCGATCAACAAACGCCAAGCAACTCTCGACCGTGTGAAAGACACCATGGGAGAGACTTACGTTGCGCAGAATCCCCGCTTTGCGAAGCAGGAAGAAGCCCTAGCTAAGGCGAAGCAGAAGCTGGAAGAGCTCCGGCGCGGCCCGGCCATTAAGGACGCAGCCACAGCTACACCTGGCGCTGCTCCCTCTAGCTGGGCTGACGCACAGAAGGCCGGTTGGAAATAAGGAAAGACCCGATGGGCCGCAGAGCCTTTCGCTTCCGGTGTGACTGCAACAGTTGCACCGGAGTTGTGCGAGACAGGTTGGTCAAACGCTTCGAAGCCAAGCTCGTGCAAGAAGCCCTCGTACCTGACGAAGAGAAAATCTTCGATTGCTGGCACGATTGGGACAAAGACTACGACCTCTAATGGAAACACATGCCTACTTTCGATTTTACTGCACCTGACGGAACGACCCACTCTATCGAAGGCCCGGAAGGCGCAACGCGAGAGCAGGCGTTCCAAATGCTACAACTAAAGCTCGGGGGCCAAAGCGCCCCCGCAGCAAGCTCAGCTTCGCCCGCCCCCAAAGAGAGCTTCGGCTCTGACCTCGCTAAGAGTGTCGGCTCCGGGTTGGAGCAGGGCACCGCAACTGCCCTCGGTCTCCCTGGTGACGTTGCGTCCCTCGCGCACGCTGTAGCCCCGCAGCGCGTCATTGACGCTGTTAAGGCTGTCCCCGGCGCTAAGTTTCTCTACGACCATCTGCCGGGCTCTGAGGCGGTACTGAACAGTGCCTCTGACCCTATGGTCGATCCCAACTACCAGCCACAGACGGCGGCCGGTCGCTACTCGCAGGCCATCGCTAAGAACGCGGGCCCCGGGCTCGCTACTGGCATGGGAGCCACAGGTACGATTGCTGGCGCTTTAGCTGGCCAAGGCGTCGAAGACCTTACCGGCAGCAAGACGGCGGGAGCCGTAGCTAACCTGGGGGCCTCTATCGCCGCCCCGATGGCTCTTGCTCGCATAGGCAGGCAGGCCGCGCAGCCTATGCTCAACGCGCAGCAGGTAAAAGACCTCAGCAACGCTGGTTATGCAGACCCGCTGATCCGCGCCACAGCTATCTCCCCGCAGGCCACCGCGAACATCGCAGGCGATATGCAGGCCGCGCTGAATGGTGCGCGTAGTAGGTTCTCCCCAGCGAGAGCACCGGAGACCACGGCGGACATTGAGCGTCTCGCGGCTTCCGCCACGCACCCGAACGGCCCCCCGGCTCCTGTGAGCATTGAGGATTTGCATAACTTCCGCAAAGACCTCAGAGATACCGCGAGACAAGTTGGCCCAAACTTCCGGCCAACGGAAGAGGCGGCTGCGGCCGGACGGGCCCAGCGGGTTCTCAATCAGTACCTAGAGAACATCCCTTCTCATGACGTTGTTCGCGGCAACCCTATCGACGCTGTAGATTCACTGAATCAGGCGGGCCGCAACTGGCGTGCCTATAGCGGCGCCGATCAGTTCGGCAACATCATCGAGAACGCACAGCTAAGGGCTGGCGGACAAGGCTCGGGCGCCAACTTCGGCAACCTGATGCGGCAGGAGACTGAGAAGCTCCTGAAGAACGGCGGCGTAAAGGCACGACAGATGGGAGCCGATGCGAACACTATGGACCTGCTCCGCACGGTCAATCAGGGAGACTTTGCTACCAACCTTATACGCCGTGCCAGTAACTACACGGGCGGCGGTGGTGGCATCGCTAACCACGCGGCAGCTGCCTTGTTCGGTAACGCGGCGGGTCCTCTGGGCTATGTCCTAGGCGCCACTGTCGGCCCGGGCCTGCGGGCTGTGTCGAACTCACGCACCCTCGCGGCTGCGCGGAGAGTACAGGACGCTCTGCTCCAGAATGCACCGATTAACGCTTCGATTGCCGCGCGCAACAACGCAGCTAAGCTAGCAAACTCACAGGCGTACTCGCAGGCTGTTGGCCGAAACGGCATTCCCAATGCGTTGCTTCAGGCGCTGAAGGTTCAGCGGCTCTATGTTGGGCCGAACAGAGACAATGGCCAATAAAACCACGTTCACAAAAGAGCAGTGGTCCGACCCAGACTACCGCACTCGAATGAAAGAGCGGGATGCCAGAACCAAGCAGATGCGCAAGGATGATCCTTGGGCCATTAAGCCTTGGGGCATCCCGCATGGAGTAGGCAAGAAGAAGGCCATCCCGCTTTGGCGGGCCGCCCACAAGCTTGCCGATAAATATTTGGATTACATGAAGAAGACAGACCAAGCACCATCCGACATGGACGTGAAGGTTATCGACAGGCCGAACGTAATGCCGCACACCGAAATGGTTGTGCCGGACAGCGACGAAGAGAAGGCCGTTATCGCACTCCGCGAAGCCTTCCTGATAGCTGTGGGCCCTACCGCCCTCCCCGAAAAAATCAAAGCAATTAACACCGTGCTCGCCTACACCAAGACGAAGCCGGAAGCGCAGCACAAGCTGCGTGTGGAGAAGGCTGAGGACTTCCTTGACCTGATCGCTGAGGTCAGGAGCCCCACCGATGGCGATGACGCCGAAACAGATTGAGACGCGCAAGCGCCTCCGAGACGACTTCGCTTACTACTGCGAGCACTGCGTAAAGATCAGAACCAAAGAGGGCACCATTGCCCCTCTGATCCTCAATCGAGTGCAGAGACGCTTCGTTGAGCGCATCACTGACCAGCTGCTCCGCACCGGCAAGGTGCGCTTCGTGGTCGTGAAGGCCCGACAGCAGGGACTTAGCACCGTTATCTCCGCTTGGCAGTATTGGTGGCTTAGCCAGCGCAAGGCCCAGAAGGGTCTCGTTATGGCCCACGTTGCCGAGAGCACCACGACGCTCTTCGACATGTACCACCGCATTCACTCCAACGTCCCCAAGATTGTCCAGCCGTCCACGAAGTACTCTTCGCGCACTGAGTTGGTGTTCTCTGAGTTGGATAGCGCATTGCGCGTAGCTACGGCGGGCGGCAAAGGCGTTGCTCGCGGCGAAATGCTCAACGTTGTGCATCTGTCTGAGGTGGCCTTCTGGCCCGACACGTTCGCGCAAACCAACTTCAACGGTCTCATTCAGGCCGTGCCCGACAAGCCAGGTACAGCTGCGTTCCTTGAGAGCACAGCTAACGGCATGACCGGCGTTTTCTACGAGCAGTACAAGGTGGCTAAGAGCGGCGAGAGCGGCTACGAGCTGTTCTTCAGCGCTTGGGTTGAATCCGACGATTACCGGGACGACAGCGTGCCCGCAAACTTCGTGCGTGTCCCTGAAGAGGACGCCGTAGTTGAGTTAGCTAAGCGGCTGTATGGCATCGACGTTGACAACGAGCAGCTATGGTGGCGCAGGCGCAAGATTGCGCTCAACGGCGCCGACATGTTCAAGCAGGAATACCCACTGACGCCTGAAGAGGCTTTCATCTCGACCGGCCGCCCTATCTTCAACCCCGACTACATCGTTGAGCGACTGAAGACTCCTAAGACACCTATCAAGACGATGGCTGTTGAGGAAGTCTACGACCACGATACCGGAAAGCGACTACCGCTACGCAAGCTTCGTGAGCACCCCCGTGGTGAACTGAAGATGTACCGAGAGCGCGACGAGAAAGAAACGTACACCATCGGCGCCGACGTTGGCATGGGGCTTAGAGCAGGCGTCAAAGGGCGCCCGTCTGATCCCTCTGTTGCGCAGGTGCTAGATAGCCAGCTGCGCCAAGTCGCGGTGTGGCGCGGCACAGTGCATCCTGATGTCTTCGCGGACATATTGGTCGCCATTGGGTACTATTTCAACGAGGCGCTTTTGGTGCCAGAACGTAACAATCACGGGCTAGTCACCTGTGTGGAGTTGCGGGACCAACAGTACCCCAACCTGTATCTCGACGTGACCGAGGGCACCATTGAGCCCGACAAGGAGACGCTGAACATCGGCGTATTCACGAGCGAGAAGACCAAGCCGCTGATGATCGACAAGTTGCGCGCATTCGACCGCAACAAAGAAATCGAAATCAACGACAAACAGACGCTCGAAGAGATGCTGACCTTTGTGGTCACCGAGAGCGGCAAGATGGAAGCCGAAGGCGGCGCACACGACGACTGTGTGATGAGCCTCGCGCTAGCTGCCTACGCCAGCGATGGCAAATGGGAAGCCATCACCGTCACCGACGAATTTTACACACAAGCAATTTAGTTTTGAGGACGTATGGCTAAAGGCCAACTGACGGACGACGACATTTTAGCCCGCGTCCTGATGAAATCAAAAGACGCCGTGGGCTGGGCACAGGAGAAGCTGAGCATCGAGCGCGAGCGCGTTGCTAAGTACCTGAACGGCGAATGGCCCAAGCGTAACTCTGAAGGCTCTTCTAGCTTCACTTCGCAGGACGTTTACGACAGCGTTAAGATGCAGCAGGCGCAGCTGCTTGAGGTATTCGCTACCGGCGACCATATCGCCAAGTTCGATCCCGACAATCAGATGAGCGTGCAGGACTGCTTGGTAGCTACCGAGTACGCATCTTACGCCATCTTCCGCAAGAACAACGGCTATCAGATTTTCTCTGACACCGTCTACAACGGCCTCACAGCCCGCGCAGGTGTGGCTAAGGTCTATTGGGAAGAGAAGTACGAATACACCGAAGAGAACTTCGGGCCCATTGACGAAGCCACTGCTTACGGCATCGCCGCACAGGACGATGTTGACGAGTTCGACGCTACGCAGGACCCCATGACGGGGACCTACAGCGGCACTCTGATCCGCAAGGTGGATTGCAGCTGCGTTGCCATCGACGTTCTGATGCCGGAAGAGTTCCTAATCGAACCTCTGGCCCGATGCATCGAGAACGCTAGCTATTGCGGCCACCGCACGCCGAAGACGCGAGCGGACCTGATCGACATGGGCTATGACAAGAAGCTCGTGATGGGGCTTCCAGCCGACGACGCCAAGGAGCTTCTGTTCTCCCCGGAAGTCTTAGCTAGGACTGGCCCCACCAAGGCGGCAGAGACCTACGACAGCCCTATTCAGTCTGAGATGGACTACCTCGTGTACTACGAGAGCTACGTCCGCATGAAGATTGACAAGGCGAAGGGCGTCCGTCTCTACAAGGTCTGCCACGCTGGCGACAAGCTGCTCGATGAGCCGCAGGAGGTCGATAAGGCCCCCTTCATTGCTTACGTCCCGCTGCCCGTTCCTGGTGTCTTCTACGGTGACAACTTCGCTGCCCGTGTAGTGCCCGTGCAGAACGCAAAGACCGTGCTCATGCGCGGCGTGCTGGATCACACTGCCATCACCACGAACCCGCGCTATGCGGTCGTCAATGGTGGCCTGATGAATCCGCGCGAGCTGCTCGACAACCGCCTTGGCGGCATCGTGAACGTTCGGCGCCCTGACAGCGTTACGGCTCTCCCGCAGGCTAACCTGAACCCGTACATCTATCAGACGCTCCAGCTGCTCGACACTTCTAACGAGAAGTCCACGGGCATCTCTGCTCTATCGCAGGGTCTCAACAAGGACGCCATTAGCACCCAGAACTCTCAGGGGCTGGTGGACAACATGATGAAGGCAAGCGGACAGCGAGCTAAGATTATGGCCCGCAACTTCGCCAACAACTTCCTCGTGCCCCTGATGATTGAAGTCATCCGGCTGGCCATCCTGCACGTCAAGCAACCAGAGTTCATTGAGGTTGCTGGGTCTCCGCTTCAGTGCAACGTCCATCAGTGGACCGACCGCAAGACTTGCACCGTTAGCCAGCACTTGGGCTACGGCGAGAAGGACATGGCGGCGGCTGAGCTTGGACAGGGTTATCAGATGCTGGCTAAGGACCCGGCGCTTGGCAACATGTTCGGCCCGCAGCAGCGTTATCAGATGCTGTCGGACATCGCGAAGCTGAAGAGCTTCACGCGCTGGCCCGCGTATCTCGATCCGAATGCACCGCCTCCGCAGCCGCAGCCTGATCCTATCAAGGTTGAGGAAGTGAAGGCCAAGCAGACGGTCGCACAGGCAGCTGTCATGACCGCGCAGAGCGCACAGGCCAAGGAACAGCGTCTTGTTATGGAGGGTCAGCAGAAGAATGATCTGAAGCGTCACGACCTGACGATGAAGATTCTCGACCACGACCGGACCAACAACCGGCAGGACGCTGACACGGCGCACCGTATCATCCATGACGAGGCTGAGCTTGAGCTTCAAAAGGCGCAGACGGCCCTTCAGGCCCACAACGCTCACGAGGACCGAACGGTAGCTATTCAAGCGCAGAAGACGAAAGCTAATGGATCAAAACCAAACTAGCGCACTAAAGGCGGCTCTGGAAAGGGCCGCCGCTACCATGCGTAACTCAGGCTCGAACGTAGGTTCTGGCTCGGGGCTCTTTGCCCCTATGGACTTCGGTGGGCCCGGGATGTTCAACCCGACGCCCATGGCTAGCCAAGGCCAGCCAGGTATGCAGCCGACACCGGCCGCGCAGGTAGCTAACCGCTTCGGCGGGATGCAGCCTCCGTCACCGATGCCGGACCCTGCGCAACAGGTGGCCGCGCGCTTCCCTCAGACCATGGCGCAGGCTCCAGCCCCTGCGCAGGCCCCACAGGCGCCTAGTGTGCCTGTTCCCTCTCCCCGGCCTGCGCAAGCTCCACAGCCTCAACCACAGATGGGATTCTTCCAGCGTAACGCTGCGATGATGCGCGACCCGGCAACGGGCGAGCTAATCGACCCGCAGGGCGCAGCTAGAGCGCAAGCCTCCATGCCCTCCCACGGGACCGGCACTTGGGGCTCTAAGGGCATCCTGCCCAGCGTCATGAACCTCATAGGCGCAGGCACGGGAGCCCCCGGCACTAACGCCAACGGCTCCATCCAAGGCGCCTATGGCCCAACGTCAGTCGGGGGCGCTCCGCTTCAGCAGGTGCCGCAGCAGCAAGACCAAGGCGGCCTGATCCAGAGGATGCTGGGCTACCTCGGAAGCAAACAGAGCTAACACTTGAACGACGACACCGTAATTACCCTCGGGGAGTTCTGCAAAGGACTCCTCGGGGACGAGCGCTTCCAAGCGCTTATCCAGCTATTCGGACAGCAGATGGCTGCCGACATGCTCAGCACACTGCCCCACGAAGCAAAGAAACGTGAGGGCATCCACGCTGCCTACTCGGGCTTTACCGAGTTCACCGGCCTCATGAGCAAATTTGCTGAGGCTGCCGAGACCCTAGCTAAACAGCGGGCTCTCGCACACGACCCACTTACTGACTGACAGAGCTAACTATCCTTATGGACGTTACTGAAGATTTTGAAGACAACGGAGTTGATGCCTTTCTGAAACTCTTGGACGCTGAGAAGCCATCCGAAGAAGAGCACAAAGAGGGCGAGACCGAAGAGGCGGAAGCCTCGGAGGACACGGAAGCTGATACCGACGCTAACGAGAACGACGGTGAATCTGAGGACGGCGAGAGCTCATCCGAAGACACTGAAGAGACCGAAGGCGAAGCTGAAGAGACCAAGGCGAAGAAGTACGCCGACGATGAGGGAACATACGTCAAGGTCAAAGTAGGTGAGGAAGAGCACGAGGTTGCCGTAAAAGACCTCAAGCGTTTGTTTGGCCAAGAGGCCAGCCTGACGAAGAAATCCCAAGAAGTCGCTGAGCGCACCAAAGTCGCTGAGCTGTCGCAGGCCAAGAGCCTCGCTGCACTCGACGTTATGGTCAAGCGTGCGCAGGAAGCAGCTAACCCCTATCGGAACGTGAATTGGGCATCCTTGATGAAGGACCCCACCGTTTCCGCTGAGGACGTTGGCGCCCTGCAAGAAGCAGCGCGGGCTGCGTTTGAGAACGAAACGTTCCTTACGACCCAGCTCGACGGCTTCATGCAAGAGGTACAGGCACAGCAGCATGCCGCACAGGCGGAAGCAGCTAAGGCTTGTATCCAAGCGCTCACTGACGACAAGTCGCCAACTTACATCAAGGGTTGGGATCAGAAGCTTTACGACGACATGCGTTCGTTCGCTGTCAGCGTCGGAGCTAACAAAGACATGGTCAACAGCCTCGCTGATCCGGCCGCGCTCAAGCTGATCCACATGGCCATGCAGTTCCACAAGGGACAGCAGAAGGTTGTGACGCAGAAGGTCAACAAGGCTCCAAAGAAGATTGTGAAGTCCTCGACCACCTCGACACAGCCTAGCCAGGACACCAACCGCGCTGTCGGCCGCCAGAAGGCCGTAGCTAACCAGAAGAAGGCCGGGGGCTCGATGAAAGCCACTGAGGACGCCTTCATGTCGCTGTTTGGCGGCGACAAATAATCTCGCACTACTAATTAGTTTCAGAAAGACACTTTACTTACTATGGCTACTTTCCAGACCTACACCGAAGTCGGCATCAAAGAGAACATCTCCGACATCATCACCAACATCTCCCCGCGTAAGACCCCGTTCCTGTCGAGCATCGGCAACGAGAAAATCCACCAGCCGCTGTTCCAGTGGCAGGAAGACTCGCTGCGCTCCGTGCAGGGCACTGCGGCTGCGGCTAACGAAGGCGCCGATCCGGCTGACATCACTGTGGCCCCCACGGTCATGCGCAGCAACCAGTCTCAGATTTTCGTTGAGGCGGTCAAGGTTGCCGGTACCGTGCAGTCTACGCTTGCCTATGGTCGCGCGAAAGAACTCGCTTACCAGATGAGCAAGTCTTCGGCGGCCCTCAAGCGCGACCTTGAGAACGCCTATGTCGGTACCGGGCAGGCCGGTAACGTCGGTTCGGCTTCGTCCTCGACCGCCCGCCTGATGGTTGGCGCACAGGCGCAGATTGCTGCGGCTAACACTGTGGCCCTCGGTGCCGCTGTGGCTCTGAATGAGTCCGCGCTCCTCACGCAGCTGGGCGTTGCGTACAATGCCGGTGCGGACCCGACCCGCATTATGATCACCCCGTCCAACTCGATTATCATTGCGGCGTTCGCTGCGGCCTCCGGTCGCTTCCGGACCTTCTCCGGTGGCAAGTCGAATGACATCGTCAACACGGTCAACCTGTACGTCTCGCCGTTCGGTGAGCAGAAGGTTGAGCTGAACCGCTTCCTCAAGGCGAAGAACACGCTGATCTATGAACCGGAGCAGTGGTCGCAGATCACCTTCCGTCCGTGGACCCGCGAGACGCTGGCTAAGACCGGCGACGCTGAGAAGCAGATGATCATCGGTGAGTTCAGCCTGAAGCATAAGAACTTCTTGGCTTCGGCTCAGATCAACGACAACACCTAATCTAACCTTTTCCTCTAGCTAGGATACGAGGGGTGCCCCGCGACGGCGGGCCCCCTCACTTTTTTTATGTCTAACGAGACCTTCTACGAAGAGCCGCAGCTGATCAACTCGCTCGTCTCATTCGACCAAGATGTAGATGGCAAGAACCTCTACATCAACCAGACCCAAGAAATCACTGACGACTTCTTGCAGGCGCAAGCCGACAAACGGCTAGCTAGCACCAACGAACGCGCCAGCGACTTCTACGAAGTGGCGTCAATCCCCATCGCGGTCGTTGACCACCTCCTGACCCACTACGGCTTTGACGTGATGACCGCTCCCGTCCGCGACACTCTGCGGATGCTGAAGCAGCTTGAACTGGATCAGTTCTTGTCAACACAGAAGCGCATCTAACGCAGCGGGGTTCGCCTTGAACAACCCATTGAGTGGGGCGGCACCCTAACGGGCCAAAGCCACAAATGTTGCCCGGCGCACGTCGCCTATTCCCCAAGGATAACTAAGTGAACCTCTCCCAGCTGACTCGCCAGTTTTTGGCTT